ATGAGCAAATTCATCGAACTTACTGATTACGACGCGAGCATCCACCGCGAGATACTGGATGCCGTGACAAGGGAGGACGACGCCGTCGTGGAGATATGCGAGGACCGCGCAATCGCCGAGATGCGCTGCTACCTTTCCAAAAGGTACAACTGCGACAGGATATTCACAGCCTCCGGGGAGGACAGGAACCAGCTGGTGCTGATGATGGCCATAGACATCGCCATCTACCATGTCATCAGCATACACAACCCGCAGAGCATAAAAGGAATCCGCAAGGAACGCTACGAGAGGGCCGTCGAATGGCTGAAAGCCGTGGCGGCCGAGGAGATATCCGTGGACGGTTTACCCCTGCTTCCCGAAGAGACAAGGGCGGCAAAATCAAATTTCCTTATCAAAAGCAACCGTAAACGTGTAAACCACTGGTAACATGAGTAAAAGACAGAAAAGGGCCGGAAAGATAACCACCAGCGGGAATCTGCCGAGGCCCGGGCAGAAAGGACCCGCGACCATCATACTGACACAACCCAGGCGCTTCGGAATAGACATAGCGGACTATATGCTGGCCATACGCTCCTTCGAGAACGTGGACTATTCCAGGAGGTTCAGACTGTATGACCTCTACAGCGACATACTCATGGACACCCACCTGACAAGCGTCATCGAAAAACGGAAAAACGCAGTGCTCGCCGCAGCCATCGAGTTCAGACGGAACGGGAAGCCCGACGAGAAGATAAACAGACAGATACGATCGCCCTGGTTCCGCCGGCTCATAGGGGATATCCTGGAAGCGAAGTTCTGGGGATTCACGCTCGTGCAGTTCTACCGCGAGGGCGAATGGGTGAACTACGACCGCATACCGCGAAAGCACGTCGATCCCGTGCGAAGGCTCATACTCCGACACCAGACGGACACCGCCGGGACATCCTGGGACGAGTACCCCGACCTGCTGTTCATAGGGGACCCGGAAGACGCCGGGATGCTCGCGAAGGCGGCCGTATGGGTGATTTACAAGCGCAACGACGTGGCGGACTGGGCGCAGTTCGCCGAAGTGTTCGGGGCGCCCATCAGGGAATACACATACCCCACCGATGACGACGAGGCAAGGCAGAGGGCGCTGGCAGATGCGGAAAGCACCGGAAGCATGGCGGTGTTCGTGCACGCCCAGGAGACGGTGATGGAGCTCAGGGAGGCGGCGAACAAGACAGGAAGTGCTGACCTATACGACAAGCTATGCGAGCGATGCAACAACGAGATATCGAAGCTCTTCCTCGGGAACACCCTCACCACCGAGGCGTCGGACAAGGGCACACAGGCGCTCGGGACCGTACACAAGGACGTCGAGGAGAAGGTCACGGCAGCAGACAGGCAGGACATTCTGGACGTGCTCAACTACAACATGACAGACATATTCGCCATGCTCGGGATAGATACCAACGGCGGCGAGTTCTGCTACCCGGAAAAGAAAGTCATCGAACCGGAAAAGAAGATGGTCATCCTCACCCAGCTGCGGACGAACTTCAGCCTGCCGGTAGGGGACGACTATCTGTACGAGGAATTCGGGATCGAGAAGCCGGCAAACTACAACGAGCTGAAGAAACGCCAGGAGGAGAAAGCGGCGGAAATCGGGGCGGCGAAAGAGAAAACGGCAACCGCCGGAAAACAGGGAAATGAAGAGGAGGAAATACCGGAGACCGGCAAAGGGACACCCAAAGAGAAGAAAAACGCCCTTAAAAACGTGTACAACCGGCTGAAACGTTTTTTCGCGGAAGCCCCGGGGGAAGACGGGGCGACTTTAGAGTGGTGATGAACGACCTCTACCGGCTGGAGAACAGGCAGGTGGAAAGCACGTTCACCTTTGACGACGAGTTCCTGAAGAAGGCCCTGAAGAACATCTACAGCAAGGAATTCCATCCCATGACCGACATCGAGGAGAACCTGTTCGAGGCCGCGTGGAAAACGATGAACAAGGCCACCGACAAGGGGTTCGGGGCAAGGAAGCCCGATGATCCGGATTATGACTTCTACCGCGAAATACGGACGAACAACGCCGTGTTCGCCGCGTTCAAGGTACACCGGGCACAGAACGACATGGCGGCGCTACTGCTGGACGAAAACGGCAATTTAAGACCGTTTGAACAGTGGCTGAAACTCGTCATGCCCATAGCGGACCACCAGATGGTAGACTGGCTGCGCACCGAATACGACACGGCCGTCATACGGGCGCACCAGGCGGCCGACTGGAGGCAGTTCGAGAGGGAGAAGGATATCCTGCCCAACCTCAAATGGATGCCCTCCACATCCGTGCACCCGGGAGCGGACCACCGCATATTCTGGGGAACCATACGTCCCGTCAATGATCCGTTCTGGAACGAGCACAGGCCCGGGGACAGATGGAACTGCAAGTGCGGGCTTTCGTCAACCGACGAGGAGCCAACGCCGGTACCGGGAAGCGGACCGGACAACAAGCCCCAGCCCGGACTGGAGAACAACCCCGGAAGGGACGCCAGACTATTTTCCAACAGCCATCCTTATCAAAAGGAAGCGCACAAGGGAGCGAAGAAAGCGGTGGACGCACTGACAAGGCGCATCAACGGGATGATAGCCGAAATGCCGGACAACCTCACACCGGAGGAGAAGGAGGCCATCGCGCTGAACAACCTCAAAATGGAAAAGGCGCTGGGCATCACCAAAGGAAAGCCCATGACCGTGGAGGAAGCCGACAAACAAAATGCAAACCCGAAACACAGGGAAGAATATATCCTCGATCTCAACGGCAGATACATGGACAAGTCAGGCCACCGGTACAGCAAGAACCCGGACTATAAACCTTCAGACAAGCAGTATGCCGAAAACTGCCAGACATGTGCCCCGGCCTATGCCTTGCGGTTAAGAGGATTCGACATCACGGCGAAAGGCATCACCACAGGATCGAAACTTGAATACCTGAGCAACGGACACGCCTTCGAGGTATGGAGGAACATGGACGGGACACCGGCACAACATACCAGCATCAACAGCTGGCTCATAGCAAAAGGGTATCAACAAATGACGCCCAAACGCTACATGGAATTCTTTAACGAGGTATGCAGGGAGGAAGGCGTATATGAGCTCGTCATTGGCTGGAGGGGAGGTTCGGGACACGCCACCATCCTTCAGCGGTTCGCGAACGGGGAATTACGGTACATTGAACCGCAAAGCGACAATTCCAAGGGATCCGGAATGGAGTGGAAAGACGTCAGATACCTCTGCGACAGAGGTGCCGCCAACTCACACAACTGCAGGGGGATAATGAGGATAGACAACAAGCTATTCAACACCGACTTCATCAGCATCTTCGATGCCGGAGGTGTATAAATCAATGAAGTCGAACACGCCCGGACCTGTCACCTCCATGGCCTCGCCGTCCTTGAAGAGATAAAGGAAGGGGAAACCGACAGTGGCATCATCCGGAAAACGGAACAGATAAGCCTCCTGACCCTCGTGATTACCAAGGTAATCGAAGGAATCGCCGTACTGTTCTATAAGCGGCCGGGCCTCGTTCTTTACTTGTTCGGGTACATTCATAATACATGGCAGGCACGTAAAATATGCCTCGCCTGCAAAAGTATAAAATTATTTTTTAATTCAGTCATTCATGGACATAAAAGAATATTCAAAGCTGCTAAAAGCCAAACGCAAGGAGCTGGACGACCTGATGAGACGCAGGATGCCGGTCATCGCCGGACGGATGGCGAAGGACCATTTCCAGGACAACTTCCGCCAGGAGGGGTTCGTGAACGGGGGACTACACCCGTGGCCGAAGGCGAAAAGGCTGTCATCCGGAAGGACGGACGCGGCCGGGAACTACGGGACACTGCTCTCCGGAAGGAACCATCTCTTCAGCTCCGTCAAATACGTGCCGGCGGACTACCGGGTGAGGGTGGCGGACGAACTTGTCTATGCGCCTGTCCACAACTGGGGAGGGGAAGTGCATCCGACCGTCACGCCCCAAATGCGGCGTTTTGCATGGGCGAAGTATTACCAGGCTTCAGGCAAGGCTAAAAAAGCCGCCACGGGCAAAAGAAAGGGCAAAAAGAGGGGTTCTGCCGCAAACGATGAACCGCAGGAGAATCCGGAGGCATTAAGATGGAAAAGACTGGCGCTCACCAAAAAGAAGAAGCTCCGGATCCGCATACCCCAGCGCCAGTTCCTCGGGGAAAGCAGCGAGCTCTCCGAAAAGATCACGGAAAAGGCGGAAAAAGAAATCAGGAACATTTTAAACTTATAAGGACATGGAAGAAATATTCATCGCGATCATGGAACGCATCGCCGAAATGATGCCGGAGCTGTCATACATTGACGAGGATTACGGACAGCTCGAAGCCGGGGCGGAGGAGGACCACTACCCGGTAACCTTCCCCTGCGTGCTCATAGGGAACACCGAATCGGACTGGAACGACATCGGGTACGGGGTACAGAAAAGCGTGTCGTCCGTCACTGTAAGGCTGGCCGTCGACTGCTACGATGACACGCACTACTCCTCAGGCACCTACGACAAGGTAAGGGAACGGCAGCTAAAGGCCAAAGAGCTGTACAAGGCACTGCAGGAGTTCCGGTGCACGGAAGAGGCCAGCCCGCTGGTCAGGGTAAAGAGCCGGGACTATTCGCTGCCGGGAAACATCAAGGTGTACGAGACCGTGTATGCCTTCACGCTGCACGACGAATCTGCAATGCAAGAAGGCGCGGCAAGGTTTATTCGCCCGTAAAGAGCGAAAGCTGGACAGCTGTCAGGCGGGGTTTCTTCACTTTCGGGACGGGCTTCACCTCCAGGTCCTTCAGCTCCCGGCACTTGCGACGGATGATGGACATGATACGTTCCTCCGAAATGAAAAACTCCTGCCGGGACAACACCTTCAGGGCGTCATCAAAGCGCAGGCGCTGCACCTCCGTCCAGTAATAGTAACGGCGGCACAGGGCTTCATCACGGAGTTCTATCAGGTTCTTGTCTCGTCCTTTGGCCATAAGTGTGGGGTATATGCTGCAAAATTAGGCATTTAACCGGGGATGTTGATAAAAAAACGCCGCATCGTACAGGGATGCGGCGTTTTTCTGTTTAGAGTGTGAACGGAATTCACATGGTCATCAGCTCGGTGTCGTCCTCGCCCGGCACAAAGGGCTCGATACGGGTGATCACCTTGCTCTGCACCTTCACCCGTCCGCTCCCCTTGCAGAGGGGACATCTGGCGGATGCCGGGGCACCTCCCTGGTCGGTGTAGAAAACACGTCCCTTGCCCTCGCAGTTCTTGCAGGCCATGACGTGCGGCGCGATGTTCTTCGTCTTTTCCATAACTACAACCGGCAGAATGAGGGTTCGATACGGTGCCAGACACCGTTTTCGTCACGTTTATGGAAATAGTAGTTCACCGCGGTCTTGTACACCACGTTGCTCTCACGGAAGAGGTCCATGATCTCCGTGTACTCGCTGTCGAAACGGTCCTCGAGCTCGTACAGCTTGCTCACGGACTTGTAGTCCAGATCGCCCTGGCGGTTGCGCTCGATCATGGTCATGCCGAGCTGGTACATCGGGTCGTCGGTACCCAGCTCGCGCCCCATGGCGTAGCGCTTCAAGTAATCCACCAGGCGCTCGGCGGCAAGGTCGGCACGCTCGTCGAAACTCTTCACCTTGTTGCTCCTCACCTCCAGCTTCATGTCACCGTCCACGATGGTAAAACTCGCCTGCTCGTCCTTGCGCAGCTGGCCGTATTCACGCATCACGGCACGAAAGGCGGCGGCCTCTTTCTCCACCCAGTCGCGGAACGCCTTCACATCATCCACGACCGGAAACAACTTGTTCTTCACTTCAAGCATGAACTGCGCGCGAAGCCCCTCGTAGGCGTCGCGGCGGTTACGCTTGTTTTCCTTCTCTTCCTGCTGGAGCTGTTTCAAAAGCTCCCTCCTGTCCTGGACGGACAAGCTTTTTAATTGTTCTTTCAAGTCCATAGCTGAAAAATTAAATGGTTGCTATTGTTGTTTATTCTCACGTTTACGGCGGATGGCACGCAGCTTCACCTGCAACGTGTCCAGCGCCTCACAGTCAAGTTCACGGAACTCCTTGCCGGCGATACGGCTGTCCCGGCAGAAAGCGTTCACCTGGTCCCAGTCGGCCGTATCGATGCCCAGCAACTGCATCTGGTGAAGCACCGAGGAACGCTTCTGGCGGAGAATCTTCCGGAGCTGTTCCTGATAAGTGGGCGGTACCAGCTTCTGCATGGCGGACACGGCGGCACTGTATTCCTTCAGCGTCATGTCACGCAGGCTCGTGGTGCGGCCGTCCGTGTACTGGGAGACGATGCTTTCCTTCAGTGCGTCACGATCCGATGTCGGAAGGCGGTTCAAAAGGCTGTAAAACGCCGAGTAATTCTCGGGCTTGTTTAGCCGTTTACGGGTGTTGATGTCTATCTGCATGGTACTTACTGTTTTAAATTATTTTAAAAGGCTGCCCCTATTCATCACGAACCGGGACAGGTTGCTACTTTTGTAGCTGCAAAAATCAAAAAATGTTTAACTCTAAAAAAACAATTCAATATGATTAGTGAATACGACTTCGAACGTCTCATGATCCAGCAGTACGTCCTCTACAAGAAGTTAGTCCAAATTCAGGACAAAGTCAACGGAAGAAACATCTCACGATCTGACATTATTCTGTTTGATGACTTCAAAAAAGAAGTGGACATAATCCAAAAAATCATGAGAGAAAAGAAAATCAACTCCTAAAGTACTCCCCTCCGAAATTCTCTGGCGGGTAGTAAAAGGTCTTTTTGCACAATAGGATACCGAACAAACGGTATTCTATTGTCGAACTGGTAACATATTTGCCGGTATCGGTCTGTACCCTGAATATTATTTGTATCATATATGTACTTATTTTACTGGTTAATAACTTCAACCGACACCACGCTGTCCTTGCGGGTGTTGATCGCCATAATGTATCTGTTTCCCTTCTGGCCTTTCTCGTAAAGGTAGGCCCAGTTCTCATCCGTTTCCACATAACCGTGGTGATCGACGGGAAGGCCGAAACCGTTCACGATCTGCACACGGACCTTCAGACCCTCGAATTTCTTGAATATGTTGCTCATAACGCTATTGTAACTACAGGTTTCTCAAGTTCCCTCAGACGGGCCTCCGGGACATCCTTCAGGATGGCGGCGGCCAGCTGCGAATCCCGCGTCTCGACAATCGCCCAGCCCTCCGTCTTCGTGGAGGAACTGATTAGCATCTGACGACGCGGCTCAAAACACGTCCAGTTCAGAAGGACGCTGCTCAGTCTCTCTATCGGAAGGCCAAGCTGGTGCAAATTCTCACTCGTGTTCATGCCCGTACTTGCCCGTGATGAATCCGCCCCTCATGTAAACACCTTGGCCGTAAAGGCCCTGACCGGTAAAAGCTCCGGATACCCTATCCGAACGCTTCTGTCTTTTTCCTGTTTTCCTTTTCATTCCGCCATTGATTTTATGGTTATCTTTCATCAGTTCACGTTCAAATCCCCACAAGATGGGACAACATTGATATCCGTCTTTCTGGTGTAGGCCTGCATGAGTGCCATGGAAAGCAGCATATAAACACGGCTGTTGGCCTTGACAGTCCCCGAAATGGCGCCGACAACATGCTCACCCTTGCCGGTGATGATCGAGCCGGTCATCTGTTCAAGACCATCCGGATGGTCCTCACTGGCCGCAACGCTCATAAAGGCGCTAAGGTCGTTCTCCTTACAAAAGTTCTCCACGTACCGGCAGAGTTCCATTACTGCCGCTTTCTGTTTCTCTGTAATCATTTTAGTAAAATTTTAATAGTTAATAACTATATGTTGAAATCGCGAAATCTCTTTTTGAGCACTGCTCGAACATCGTCTCCTCCCAGTCCGGCTCATCATCCTGGGGAAGATCGTCCTCATCAAGTTCCACCTCCCCCTGGTAAATCAGGTACCGCGCCTCCAGGAAGAAGAGGACCACGCGGCGCAGGAACTCACGGGCCGAGGCGATGCCGTGTCTTTCCATGAAGGCGGCGATACGCTCCGGGCCGATGGTGTTCGTGCGGATGTTCACCAGACGCTGCCGGCGGAAGTCCTTCAGCGTGCTGCCCTTTATCCCGAGCACGCTGTCAGCGATACGGCCGAGGTTCTCCGGGATATGGTAACCGGAACCGTCGTCATCCGTCCCCACCAGCAGTTCGGCAGCAGCCGTCAGCATACCCTCCACGCTCATGCGCTGGGCGGCGGCCGTCTCCTTCAGGAACACGTACTGGTAGTTGCTCACGTAGGTATGTATGAGGTAGCCTTCCGGGCGGCGGAACACCTCTTCGGAAGCAAGCTCCATCGAAAGGTTGTTCAACGTCACACCGGCACCGCAACAGAAGGCGCACACCAGGCGGACGGCAAGACGTTGGCGGTTGCCCCAGCCGCCGGCGATGATGGCACGCTGCAGGCTGCCGGCAACAGCCGGATCCATCTCGAAGAACAGCACCGACTTCTCCTGGCGGCGGAAGAAGAACGACATGTCAGGAATACGGTCCATGCAGAGGAGGATGCGCCGGGTGGCCGTGGAGACCCTGCCGCCCTCCCTCATGCGGATGTAGGACTTCACCAGGTGGTTCATCACCACCGTCATGTCGGAAAAATGATGGTCGGCAACCTTCCCGCGGAACAGCTCATGAAGCAGAACGGGCAGCTTCACAACGTAGTTGTAATATTCCTTTCTCATGGCTCACTTGCTTGAAGGTTTCCAGTCCACTGTTATAATCGCATCCAGCTCACCGCTGCCGCCACACACCGGGCAGGATACATGCACGTCCTCGCGGCTGCCCTCTTCCGTCCCCCAGAACCAGCCGTTGCCATTGCAGTAACCACACTTGTGGCCGGTACTGACGAAGTTCTCACGGTTAGGCCCCTTACACATATAGGCGGGAGGACAAATCTCCAGCTGTTTCTTTATCCTGCTCATGCCTGGCCTCCTTTCTGTTTCGGTCCCGCCACATTCCAATAGTCATAGGCGCCCTTCTCCCAGATTGTGTATTCACCGGTGGCTCCCTGATAACGTCCCTTACTGAAGGCGACGTAGCCCTCCACCCATATCTTCAGGTCGGCATCATACATCACGCTCGTGGCCGCATCACCTTTAGGATTCTTGCCACGGGCATGGCTGATGAAAACAAACAGCTTGTCCGGAAACTCCTCCTTCAGCTGGATATAGTCACGATACGTCATCTGGGTGTATTGGAAGCTGTCAATGATCACGATGTTGAAACTCTTATGACGCCGGAGCCTGATCTTCAAGGTGGGGATGTCCTCCTTGATGAACGCCAAATGGCGGCTTACCTCGGCCATACCAAAGCGCCGCAGGTTATTCTGGACTGTCAGGGAAGTGCCTTCCTCCAGGGAGTTGAACGCCACACGGTCATACTTGCAAAGTTCCTTGCAGAGCTGCATCACAAAAGAGGTCTTGCCGTTACCGCTATTGCCCCACACGAACCAGCAGCCCCGGACTTCCGGAGTGTCGAAGGCGTCCTTCCATTTCCCCTCGAAAGGGAACACGTCATACTTCTTGTTCAGGATGTCCCTGACATTCAAGGCGCGTCTCATGCCCGCTTTTTTATTATCCCTTTTCTCCTCTTCCATGGTCAGAACAGTTTTAGTTGTCGGATATTGTCTATTCGGTCAAGCACGGCCTGACGTGCGGCACCCCGCATCTTCTCATGGCAGAGCATCCAGCCCAAAGCCCACAGAAGGGCATTATCACGGGTGGAGAACTGTCCCCATTTACGTCCCGGATTGAAACCGGCATCGGAACTGTCCACCTGCATGTGCACACCGGCAACCCACCAGCCGTCCTGCTGCCCCACAAGGGCATCCAGGTAGTCGCGTCCGTTACGGTAAACGGGGACAGTCTCGTATTCCGTCAAGACAGGGTAATCGATCCAGGGAACGGGAAGCTGCCCGCGACCGTCAATCTTCAGGTATTCAAATTTGTTTTCCATATCCTTAAAATTACGTTTGAACGGTATTTGAACGGGGGTCATTCCCCCGCCATGCGTTTCACCTTGTGAATGGACTTCCTCACACGCCGCAAATCAAAGTCACATGTCGAGGCCTCCTTTATCACGCTGTCGATATCTTTCTTGTCAGTCACACCGTTGGCGGAACAGATCGCGAACACGTCGTTCACGTCCGTAGGCTCCAGCTCATAAAATTTCCGTCCGATACGGCTGTAGAACTCCTTGTAGCCGGGCTTCTGGTACCGCAGGCCGTTGCTGATGCGCTTGGCGATGTAGTCGGTACTCAAGAACACGACACCGCATTTCTCCTCCAGTTTGTTGTACAGGCTGATGAAGTAGTGGAACACCGGTTCGGTCAGCTTGTCCGCCTCGTCGAACACCAGCAGGGGCGCGTCCATCTGGATGATGTCATCCAATATAAGTCCCCACACCTCACGGATATTATACCCTTCGGTCCGGATTCCGACCGTACGGGCGATCTCGCGGACAAAGTCGCCCTTCTTCATGTCCTCCGAGCAGAGGATGTAGAAAACCTCCCTGTGCTCCTGAAGGTAAACACGGGCGGTGGTGCTCTTGCCGCAGCCGGCCTCACCAGTCACCCAGGTGACGTTGCGCCAACGCTGTGCGTCGGAAAGCACGACCGTGATCTCCTGGTAGGCACCCGTATCCACGATCTGCCAGCCCGTGGTGTCCATGCCACCCACCTGCGAGGCGACATTGCGGAACATCTCGTCGCTGATGTTCTCGTAACGGCCGTTCAGGATGTTGCTCACGGTACCCACGCTGACACCCTTCAGGCTGCCCGCGGCCTTCGTCTGGCTCGGGTACTTCGCCACGTAAGCGCGGAGGCGCTCGCTGACGGCGTTCTTCTCTTTCATTGTAATTTCCATAATCAATAATTTTTATCTTGTTATAAATCTGTCACTTATAATTTCCCGACCACCTTGCGGATGCTCACTTCCTTCTTCTCGAAGCTGTCCCATGTCACGTTGCTGATGACCTTCATGTCACGGCCGATGGAAGGACGGGCCGGCTGGCCGTATTTTCTCGTGCGACGGTCAATCTGGCGTTGCGCCTCCTTTCCGAGACCTTTCAGGTCAGGGGTGCGCAAACCGTTCTGTTCCGGTGCGACACCATGCTCATACTCGATGTCCTTGGCGACGACCTGACGGTTTATACGCTCATTGACGACGGCCTCCTGCTGGGCGCGGATGAAACGTTTTTCGGCTTCCGTCTGCTCCTGCTGGGCACGGTGGATCATCAGCGGGAACGAGGCCACACACTCGAAACGCATCGCTCCGCCCTTGTCCTTGTAAAGCAACCGCACGCTGCTCATGTCATAGGGATCGTACTGGACATAGAACTTCCTGTAGGTATTACGCCGGCGCCATTCCAGGTCAGGCTCACCGGGAGCGGAGAAAACCTCGTAAGGGTATTTCTTTCCCTGTACCGTGATCTCGATGCCGCTGGCGGTGAACAGCGACGGTTTATCGGTCGTGTACCAGAACATCTCCACCATATCGGGAACGCTGACCGGATCGGTGGCCTCGTTCACGCTGGTATTGTACATCTCGATACGGGGGATGCCGGTGGCCGGGTGTTTCATCGAGTTCCACTGCTCACGGGCGGCGGCATACTGTTCCTTCAGTTCCTCCAATGTGGGAAGGGAGTCGATATTCGCGTTGATGAATTCCAGGTTCGGACGGCTTGTATCTCTCTTTGCCGTAACATTCTGCCCGGTGAAACCGAAAAGTTTCTTCAACACCTGGCTCTGGAAGCGGTAAAAGATGTTCTCGATCGTCTTGGACTCGCCGTTATACGGGGCTGTCGGGCGGTGGATGCGGCTGATCTTCGAGAAAAGCCCCAGCGCCGCGTTCTTCTTGTGGCCGCCCTGGTTGTCGCACACGATCTCGTAGGGTTTGTGCCGGCTCGTCTGGATAGCCATGCGGAAAGCATGGTACTGGGCGATATAGTCCTCGTTGTCGCTGATGTAATAGCCAAGAAGCACCTCGCTGTAGGCGTCCACCACCTCGTACACGCTTGTAGTACACTTGTTTCCGTTCTCATCACGGTAGTAGAGGTTCAGCTTCGTGCCGTCGCCATACCAGAGGCTGTCACGACGGCCCGGAAGGATGGTCCGGTGCTTGCGGTCATAACGCTGGTGCGCCTTCATCTCCCCATAGACCGCATCGTACCACAGGGGCTCGATACGCGGGCTGTTGAACCATTCGCGGAGGCTGCGGGGACTCTTCAGGGGCTTCCAGCCACGTTCCGGAGCGACACGGTTGTACTCCTCGAAGATCTCCATATCAGTATAAACCGGAACGCGGCTGCGTTTCAATGCAACAAGGTAACGCCCGCCGTCCTCCTCGATCTTCAGCGTGTTGCTGTTGCCGTATTTACCGCTCACAAGCACACCGTAGTTGTCGGGACGGAACTTGTTTATCAGGGCTTTCAACCGGCCCACACTGCCCGGGAGGCTGTGCCCGTACACCGGACGCCACTCCTCACTCGTGACAAGCAGAAGCTCCCAAAGGTTACGGCGGAAGCCGGTCAGCTTGTTATTGGACGAGCTCAAGCGTTTGAACTCTTCCATCAGCGCGTTCAGTACCGAGGCATTCCAGGTGTATTCCTTCTTCACGTCCACGGGAAGCGCGACCATCTCACCGTTCTTGTAGTAGCGGTAATCCTCGAAAAAGCTCTCGGCCTTCCCGTCTTTCTTCACTATGTTACGGATCATTTCCTGTCTCATTTGCTGTTCGGGTTCGCCATGACGCTCAACCCAACGTTTCTTGTATTTCTCGGGAAGGGAGGAATAGGAATATAGGGCGACATTACCCTCGCCGCCACCACGGTTGACACTTTGGATATTACCACGGTGTACATTCTGGCGTAAAGTATCGGATCGTATGATAGGATCATCGCCAGAAGTAAGTTCCTCATGGGTTGCACACAATATATTATCAAAGTATTCCATCTCCCTGTTCGATTATCAGTCCTCCAAATCATTCAAAGGGACATGCCTCTTCAACAACCGCGCCGAAGCCCCGAAGTTCAACACAACGAGAAGCTCCAATAACGGGTGGTCAAAGACCACGGAAAGCAGGATCCCGAAACTCAGACAGAAGTAAAGCACGCAAAGGCGTTGCTTATAGTTCAGCCGCATAAACCAGCGCAGCTGGTCACCGAACAATGACATCAACTCACTTTTCATCGCTTTCCTTCTTTTGAGGGTTACCACCTACCTTGGTTCCACCACGCTCGATGGCGAGCTTGCGGATGGAACGGGCCAACTTACTGTTCTTGCGGAATGCAAGGGAGTGGGAAACCATTTCCCGGGAACAACCCAGTAAACCGGCTATTTTACCCACCTCGCTGTATTCTACGACTATTCGCTCTTTCATAATTCGCTGATAAGTTAAATTATTGTAGCGGGCGGTCGCGGACTCGAACCGCGGACCATGGCCTCTCCCTTGCGGGAGTTTGGCGTGTTCTACCAACTGAACTAACCGCCCCGGAAATCTATCGGAGTTCTTCTATTGTCGGGGTAACCCGGTAATCAAAGCAGGAACGGCAGTAAGCCAGGCCACATTCGTTCTCACAGACCACGATGCCGGTCAACGCATCAATCTGGTAGGCGAAAATATTTTCGTCATCATTCAACGCTTTAAGGGTGGCAGCAAACAGATCCATTTCTGCCCAGTCAACGGTTACTTTTAATGCTTTCAT